GATATCAAGATCATTTTGCAGTTCTAAGAAATCATGCCACAGCAAACTAATTTAAATGTAGCCCCATATTTCGACGATTTCGATTCAGCAAATGATTTTCATAAGGTGCTGTTCAAGCCTGGATATCCTGTTCAGGCAAGAGAATTAACGACGTTACAATCAATATTACAGAATCAAGTTGAAAAATTTGGTCAACATTTTTTTAAAGAAGGTGCAAAGGTAATACCTGGTAATATTTCATATAATAGAGAATATTTTGCTGTTCAATTAAGTAGTACATATCAAGGGGTTCCTGTATCTGCCTATATTGATCAATTAACTGGATTAAAAATTACAGGTGCAAGATCTGGGGTTACTGCTGTTGTAGATAATATTTTATTAGCAGAAAATTCAGAAAGAGGATATTTAACATTATATGTAAATTATCTTTCATCAAATGTTCAAGATAATTCAACACAAACATTTTTAGATGGTGAAAACATTTCATGTAACCAAACAATTACATCTGGATTATTAGGTAATTCTGCAATAACTGCAGGTAGTCCTTTAGCAACTACTATACCTAATGGATCAACCGCTACTGGATCTTCTTTTTCTATTCAAGATGGTGTATATTTTATAAGAGGTAATTTTGTAAATGTTTCAGCTGAAACTTTAATTCTTGATCAATATGGATCATCACCAAGTTATAGAGTTGGATTGTTCGTAAATGAAGAAATTATTAATGCTGATATGGATGAATCCCTGAATGATAATTCTCAGGGGTTTAATAATTATTCTGCACCAGGTGCTGATAGATTAAGACTATCCGTAAGTCTTTTTAAGAAAACACTTTCTGATTTTAATGATGATAATTTTACAGAACTTGCAGTAGTTGAAGATGGTGTTATAAAATCAAAAACAAAAGGTGGAAGTAGTAGTGGATCTGTATTTACAAAAGATTTAAATGATAATTTAGCAAAAAGAACATATGAAACATTTGGAAATTACTTAGTAAAACCATTTGAGGCAACTATTTTAGAGTCATTAAATAATAATCAGGGAAATAATGGATTATTTAATGAAGGTCAATTAACTTATGGTGGTGTTGCAGCATCAGATAATGATCTGATTTATAAGATTTCTCCAGGAAAAGCTTATGTTAAAGGATATGCTATAGAAACAATACAACCAACATTCTTAGATGCTCCAAAACCAAGAACTACAAAAACTCTTAAATCTCAAGCATTACAATATAATACTGGTCCAACTTTATCATTAAATCGTAATTATGGATCTGCAGAGATTGGTGTTGGAAATACTTATGTTGTTAGTTTAAGAGATACTAGAGTTGGTGCTAATGGATATGATATACCTGGTAAAGAAATTGGAATGGCCAGAGTCTATGATTATAAATTAGAATCTGGTTCATATAGTTTATCAAATTCAAATCTTAATCAATGGGATTTGGCACTATACGATGTTCAAACAGTTTCTGAAATTACTGTTAATCAAGCAACCACATTAACAATTCCAACTTACATTAAAGGTGCTCAAAGTGGAGCAACTGCTTTCCTTAAAGATTCAGTGACTGCTGGTGTTGCACTTACTGTTTATGAAAGAGAAGGTGAATTTAATGCAAACGAGCCTTTAATATTCAATGGAGATCTTGATGGTAGAATTGCAGTAGCGATTACTAATCATACTATTTCTGATGTTAAATCGATATATGCTACTGACAATGGATTGGTTGGTGTTAATACTTTTAGTGCTGATATTATTCCTACAGTAAAACAAAGTATTGGTATTGCTTCGATTACGCAAGTATTAGCAGGTATTAGTACAATAACTAGTACAAATAAACTATTTCCAGGTGCTATAGAAGTTGGTAATTTAATTCAGTTTAGTAACTTAGCAAACTCTGATGATCCTACTCTTGCAAAAGTAGTTACTGTTGGAACAAATCTTATTACTATCCAAGGTGTAGAAAGTGTAACTGGTATTTGTAATGGTGTATTACCATCCAGTAATATTGATGTTAGTGATTTAACTGTTCAATCAACAGATGTATTGACCTCTGGGGAGGATAGATTATTTACTGAATTACCTAAGCACAATATAGCCACTGTAGATTTAACAGATGCATCACTGGTAGTAAGAAAAATCTTCACTGTTAATATTGCAAATAATCAATTAGATGCTGGAACTATTCCTACTGCAGGTGAGAATGAAACTTTCTTACCATTTGATGAGGAAAGATATTCATTAGTTAGATCTAATGGAGATACAGAAGTTTTAACCTCAGATAAAGTTCAATTTGTAGAAGGTAGTGGTGGTAAATCACTACAAATCTATAATTTAGGAGCAAATGATACTGGTGCAACATTGATTGCAACATTAACAAAAGTAAAACCAAAAGCAAAGGTTAAAATAAGAAATAGAGTTCAATCTATTATAGTTAAAAAATCTAAGATTAATGGATCAGGTATAGGAGAAACTACTTTAAATAATGGATTAGAATATGGTAATTATCCTTTTGGTACAAGAGTTGAAGATAGTTTAATTTCATTGAATACTCCAGATATTATTGAGATTCATGGTATATTTGAATCATCTGATACAACTGAAGCTTCTGCAACTAAACTCACATTATCTTCTATTTTGAGTGCATCTACTACAACATCAGAATATATTGTTGGTGAATCCTTGGTTGGAGCATCGAGTGGAGCATCTGCTATAGTTGCTGAAATCTTAACTAACAATCAGATTTCGGTTCTTTATAAGAATGATAATGTATTTAAAGAAGGAGAAACTATAACATCTTCTGAGTCTAAATTTACTTCTGTAATTACTACTTTAGTTTCTCCTAGTTTTGATATTAGTCAGAATTATTCTTTTGATAATGGTCAAGAATCAACCATTTATAATTATGGTGCAATTGAGAAAAACGTAGAAGCAGATACACCAACCAAGCAATTGAAAGTTTATTTTGCTAGTGGTTCATATGATGATACTGATACTGGAGATATTACTACTGTTCAGTCTTATGATACTTACAATTTTGCTAGTGAAATACCAATTTTTGATGAATTAAGAACTTCTGATTTTATTGATATAAGACCCAGAGTTTCTGATTATTCTGTTACAGAATCTGCTAGATCTCCATTTGAATTTTTAGGTAGAACATTTGGTACTACAGGACATTCTGCAGCAAATGTTTTGGCATCGGATGAAACTATTTTAACAACTTTCTCTTACTATCAAGGAAGACGGGATAGGATATTCCTTACTAAAGAAGGAGAATTTCAAGTTAAATTTGGAACGCCTGATGAGAATCCAGATCTTCCTGAAATTGTTGATGATGCAATAGAAATAGCACAATTAGAACTTCCTCCATATATCTACAATACAAAAGATATTAGTGTAGATTTCTTAAAATATAAGAGATTTAAGATGAATGATCTTAAAGATCTTGAAGAGAGAATTAAGAGTTTAGAATATTATACAACATTATCAATGTTGGAAAGTGCTACTTCCAATATGTTTATTCCTGATCAGGATGGATTTAATAGATTCAAGTCAGGATTCTTTGTTGACAACTTTACATCAGTTGGAGCTCAAGAAACTGCATTTGCTAATAGTCTTGCTAATAGTATTGATTTAAGCCAACAATCAATGAGACCAAAGCATTATACTACTTCTCTAGATCTTATAACTGGTCCTGTAGTTAATGTAGATGAAAGTCAAGATAAAACTTTCTCTACTATTGAAGGAATTAATGTAAGGAGAACAGGTGATATTGTTAGTTTGGATTATGCAGAAGTAGAGTATGTAAAGCAATCTTTTGGAACTAGAAGTGAGAGTGTAACACCATTTATGGTAAGTTTCTGGGAAGGAACTGTTGAATTAACACCTGCAAGTGATAATTGGGTTGATACTGTAAGAATGGAAGCTAGAGTTATTAATAATGAGGGTAATTTTGCTTCTGTTCTTGCAGATGCTCAACAAAATATGGGTGTAGATCAAAATGGATTTACAGGAACCATATGGAATGCATGGCAAACTAACTGGGGTGGAACTACTACCAGAGAAATTAACAGAGTAGTTAATCGTAGAGTTCATAGGCATAGACATGGTAGAAATATATCACAAACAACAACACAGACACAAGAAACGGTTAGGGAAACTTGGCAATCAATGTCAAGTAATAGAACAGGAACTAGAACCGCTATTGTTGAACAATTTGATACAGAATCTTTGGGTGATAGGACTGTAAGTAGAGATTTAATTCTCTTCTTAAGATCTAGAAATATTCAATTTGTTGCTAAGAGAGTTAAACCATTAACAAGAATGTATCCATTTTTTGATGGACAGGATGTTAGTAAGTATTGTTTACCAAAACTACTTGAAATTGAAATGTCATCTGGTGTATTCCAAGTAGGTGAAACTGTAGTTGGAACTATAGGAGGTACTGGTGTTCTAAGATCAGCACCTGGTAATAGTGCTGAAATAGTCTTTAGAGTTGCTCAACCGAACCATAAGGGTGGGCCATATAATATACCAACTTCAACATTCTCTGATAACCCTTATACTTATAAGTCAATTCCATCATCTTATTCTGCATCTTCTACTTTATTAAATGTAGATATTCGTTCAATGGCAGATGAAGCTCAAGGCGATTATTATGGACGGGTTGAAACTAATATGGTTTTAACTGGTCAATCTAGTGGTGCTCAAGCAAGAATAACAAATGTTAGATTGGTAACCGACACTTCTGCAACATTAATAGGTAGTTTCTTTGTTCCTGATCCAAATTTAAGCAATCATCCTAGATTTGAAACTGGTAAGAAAGTTCTTCAATTGACTAATGATCCTGAGAATAATGCTGATAGAGCAACAACACAGGCAGAAGAACAATTTGAATCTACTGGTATTTTACAAACCGTTCAGGAAGAAATTGTTTCTACTAGAAATGCAAGAATTGAAACTCAAAGTGTTTCTGAATCTCGTAACAGACAATTTGGTAGACGTTTAGATAGAAGTGTTGTGGCTGGTAGTAGAAGAACAACTACAAGATCAAGAACATGGGTAGATCCGTTAGCTCAAACATTCTTAATTGAAGAAGAATCTGGTATATTCTTAACAAGATGTGATGTCTTCTTTAGAAGTAGAGATGATATGAATGTTCCTGTTATATTCCAAATAAGAGCAACAGAAAATGGATCTCCAATTCAAACTGTTATTCCAAATTCAGAAGTAGTATTGGATCCTTCTGAGATTCAATTATCTGCAGATGGATCTGTTGCTACTCCTATATCATTCCCTTCACCAATATACTTAGAAGGTGGTAAGGAATATGCGATGGTATTATTATCCAATTCCACCAAATATGCTGTTTATATTTCCAGAGTTGGTGAAAATGATCTAATAACTGAGACATTTGTATCGCAGCAGCCATATCTTGGATCATTATTTAAATCACAAAATGCTTCTGTATGGGAACCAAGTCAGTGGGAAGATCTTAAGTTTACTCTTTATAGGGCAGATTTCTTAACTAGTGGAACATTTGATCTTTATAATCCAAGTCTTAAGACTGGTAATGGTCAAATTCCATATTTAAATCCAGATTCTTTGGTTGTAAATTCTAGACAATTAAGAGTTGGTTTAGGTACAACAGTAGCAGATTCTGTATTAAAAGTTGGTAATACTGTTACTCAGTTGAATAGTGGTGCTACAGGCAATCTTCTTTCTACTGCAGGTATTGCAACAGGTGCTTTAAGTATAACAAATGCTGGATTGGGATATACTCCAGCATCTGGATTCTATCAATATGATAATGTTACTTTAAGTACTATTACTGGTAATGGAATTGGTGCTAAGGCAAATATTGCTATTAATGCTGGTGTGGCAATGGGTGCTACATTCGCAGTAGGTGGCCATGGTTATAAGGTTGGTGATGTATTGGGTATCTCAAGTATTGGTAATAATAATCTAGGAGTTAATGCTAGATTAACTGTGGCAACTATTGGTGATGTTAATGAACTTATCTTAGATAATGTTCAGGGTGATTATAAAGTTGGTGCAGCAAATACAGTATTCTTTACCAATAGTGCTGGAGTATCTACTGCATTAAACTTTACCAATGGTGGTGATGTTCAAGTAGATGAAATTATAACTGCAAGTGATGGACTTCATGTTAAAGTGAATGCTAAAAATCATGGAATGTACTTCCCTAATAATAAAGTTAGGGTATTTGGTGTTCAATCAGATATTAAACCTACTAAATTAACAGCAGAATACACAACTGATTCTGTTGGTGCATTATCTGTTGAAGATGCTACTCAATTCTCTACTTTTGAGAGTGTTGGTGTTGGTACAACTAATACTGGATTCCTGCAAATTGGAAATGAAGTTATTGAGTACACTGCTGTAAGTGGAAATAATATTGGTGGTAATATTACTAGAACTGTTGATACAAACTCATCAATCGGATCTAGCACTTCATCCAGTAGAAATTATCCTATTGGAACACCAGTTTATAAGTATGAATTGAGCAAGGTTAATTTGATGAGAATTAATAAAACACATGATTTGACATCAACAACTGCTACTGGTAAAGGTGAAGCTATTGGTTTTGATCATTATAATTTGGCAATTGATATGTCAACTACATTTAATACTAATAATACAAGTAGAGCAGTTGGAACATCATTCCCTAAACTATATTTGAATGATACAAAATCGACTGGTGGTAATAGAATTCAAGCATCTCAAAATATTCAATATGATTTAGTAAGTCCTGCAATTCAAACATTAACTGTTCCTTCAACTACAATTACTGGTGAAATTAGAACAGTAACTGGCCAAAGTATTGATGGTACAGAGTTGCCTTGGGTTGATAATGGTTTTGAAAATGTTACTTTGAATGATAATAATTGGCTTGATAGTCCAAGAATTATTGCATCTGATGTAAATGCAGAGGCAAACCTAGTTGATAAATTACCTGGTAATAAATCAGTTAATTTAAAGTTAACTATGGGTACAGGTAATTCTATGGTAAGTCCAATAGTTGATTTACAAAGAACTTCTCTTGTGTTGACATCAAACCGTGTTAATAATGTAATTAGTGATTTTGCAACTGATCCTAGAGTTAATTCCATTGGTGAAGATCCTACTGCTTTCAGATATATTTCTAAAGAAGTAGAATTAATTAATCCTGCTACATCTATAAGAGTTCTGTTAGAAGGTCATTTAACTTCTAGAAATGATATTCGAGTATTCTATGCAATTAGTGATAAGCAAAACTTTACTCCAATATTTGTACCATTTCCTGGATATAAAAATATAGATGCACAAGGACAAATTATTGATCCTGCTAAGAATGATGGTTTATCTGATACTTTTGTTCCACCAACAAATGAGGAATCATTTGATCCTAATGATTTAATTTTCAATCCTTATGAATTTACTGTTGATAATTTACCTTCATTTAAGTCATATAGGATTAAAATTGTTGCGACTTCTACAAGTCAAGTATATGTACCTCAAATTAAAGGTTTGAGAGTACTTGCAATGGCATAGTATGGAATTACATCAAGTAAAGAGTCAATCTGATTTAGCTCGCAATATTGAATCAAATTCAATAGTAAATAAAAATACTAAAGAATTTGAAAAATATATTACAAGAAGACAGGTGAGAAGTAAAAGTCATGATAGGGTGGATATAATGGAAAATGACCTATCACGTTTAAAAGGTGAAATTAATGAAATCAAAAATCTACTCAAGGAATTGGTAAATGGCAATTAAAAATATCACATTCGATCCAACTTCAGGAGTACCTTATGCATCTAATTTGACAATTCAAGGTGGTTCTGATTTTTCTGCAACATTTAATGTTGTTGATACCTCAAATTCACCATATCCTTTTACAACTGCATGGTCTGCATCTTCTCAGATTGCAAAAAGTGTTGCAGTTGGTGCAACTTTAGGTGCAACAGCAACCTTTACGGCAGGAATTACTACATCAACAGCTACAAGTAAAGTAAAAATTTCTTTAGGATCTGCTGATACAAGAACTTTAAGTGAAGGAAGATATGTTTATAATGTATTGGTTGGGTCTGGAACAACGATATATAACATAGTAAATGGTAATATTATGGTTTATGCAGGTGTATCGTCTGCACCCTAAATACTGTTAAGGAGTAGACGCAAATGGCAAAACCAGCAAGTAGATCAGACTTAATAAACTATTGCAAGAGGCAATTAGGTGCTCCTGTATTGGAGATTAATGTAGCTGACGAACAAATAGATGATTTAGTAGATGATGCTCTTCAGATATTCCAAGAGCGTCATTTTGATGGTGTCACGAAAGATTATATAAAATATAAAATAACTGAAGATGATATTAATAGAGGAAGAGGATTAACTGATACTGAAGTTAGTGGTATAACAACAACTACAGTAACAAAAACAGTTGGTGCAACTACTGAATTTAAATTTGAAGAGAATAGTAATTACTTACCATTACCTCCAGACATTATTGGAGTAGAAAAGATTTTTCATTTTGATGGATCTGCTACATCTACTAACAATATGTTTAGTGTTAAGTATCAATTATTCTTAAACGATATTTACTATTACGGTGCTACTGAATTATTAAACTATAGTATGGTTAGGACTTATCTTGAAGATATTAATTTCTTATTAACTACCCAAAAGCAGTTTAGATTTAATCAACGTCAAGATAGAATTTATATTGATATTGATTGGAGCAGTGTAACAAAAGATGATTATTTGGTATTTGATGTTTTTAGGGCAATAAATCCAGATGACTTTGCTGGAGTATGGAATGATTCATTTTTAAAACGATATGTAACCCAATTAGTGAAAAGACAATGGGGACAAAACTTAATGAAATTCCAAGGAGTAAAACTTCCTGGTGGTGTTGAATTAAACGGACGGCAAATGTATGATGATGCAGAGAAAGAACTTGAGATTATCAGAGATCAAATGTCCAATACTTATGAAATACCACCACTAGATATGATAGGTTAATATTATGGCACTTAATCCATATTTTCAACAAGGGGCTAGATCTGAACAAAATTTAGTTCAGGATTTAATCAACGAACAGTTGAGGATGTATGGTGTCGAAGTACATTATATGCCTCGTAAGTATGTGACAGAAAATACTGTAATAAGAGAAGTTGTACAATCTAAATTTGACGATGCATATCCTCTTGAGGCGTATGTAGATACTTATGATGGATATGGTGACAATCCAGTTCTTTTAAGTAAGTTTGGTATTGAGCAAACAAATGAAATAACTCTTACTATTTCCAGAGAAAGATGGGAGAATTATATTGAACCTTTAATGGAAAATGAGGCAGATGTAAAGTTAACAACTAGACCAAAGGAAGGAGATTTAATATATTTTCCATTAGGTGACAGGTTATTTGAGATTAAGTTTGTTGAACATGAAAAGCCTTTCTATCAGTTACAAAAGAATTATGTTTATGAATTGAGATGTGAACTCTTCCGTTACGAGGATGAAGTTATTGATACTGGTGTTGAGGAAATTGATAATGAATTGGTAGGTGATAATGTTGATGGAACATCTGAAGATGGTATTCCTACAATATTAGGTCCAACTCAAACATTCACTTTGGTAGGTGCTGCATCAACTGCTGCTGCATATGCTGGTATAGTAACCACTGGTGGACTTAATTACTTTACTATATCAAATAGGGGCGGTGGATACATTACACCTCCTACAATCGGTTTATCGTCAGCACCTTCTGGTGGAACAACAGGTATTGCAACTGCTGTTTTGATTGCTGGTATTCAGTATTGTAATTTAAATATAGGACTTAATCAAAAATCAGTACAAACAATAGAAATTGCAAATCCAGGTGCAGGATATACTGTTGCACCAGGTGTAGCATTTACTAGTGATACTGGTGTTGGTGCTGCTGCAACTGCATTTATTGCTGATGGAACATTGGGTGTTGCAACAGTTACAAGTGCTGGTGGTGGATTCGTAACTGCACCTACAGTTACATTTGCAGGTCCAACAGGAGTTGGAACGACTGCTGTTGCGGTTGCTGTTCTCAATGCAGCTGGTTCTGTTACTGATGTTAGATTTACTAATACTGGTGCTGGTTATACTGCTGGTGATCTTCCACTCACTGCAACATTCTCTACTCCAGCAACAGGATCAGAAGGAGATTATAGATTCAATGAAACAGTAACTGGTGCTACAAGTGGAGCAACAGGTAAAGTAAGGACATGGGATTCTGTCTCGAATGTTTTAGAGGTATCTTCAATATCTGGAACATTCTCTATTGGAGAGAATATAACTGGTTCTATATCAGGTGCAGTTCATGCTCTAAGACTAGTTAATACAGATCCAACTGACGATGGATTTGCCGATAATATCAATATTGAAACAGAAGCAGATAGTATATTAGACTTTACTGAGCAGAACCCATTTGGAATGCCCTAAATAAGATACCAGGACTATAACAATGTTTGAATATTTTTATAACGAGATTCTGAGAAGAACAATTATTTCTTTTGGTACTTTGTTTAATGGTATAACCGTTAAGCAAGATGATTCCACGATCAAAGTACCATTGGCATATGGACCTACCCAAAAGTTTTTGGCAAGATTAGAGCAGTCACCTGATTTAAATAAGGCTACTGCAATAACTCTACCAAGGATGTCTTTTGAGTTTACTGGACTTACATATGATCCTGCAAGAAAAGTAACTACTACTCAACAATTTACTGTTAAAGATCCTGATACTGGAAAAGATTCAAAGAAGGCATATCTACCTGTTCCTTATAATATGCAATTTGAACTTGCCATCATGTGTAAGTTAAATGATGATGCACTTCAGATTACAGAGCAAATATTACCATATTTCCAAC